TTTCTCTTAGTTCTGTTACTAAGTCGGGATTGTCTTCTAATAATTCCTTTACTTTATTCTTACCTTGACCTAATTTGGTATTACAATCTACTACTGGAACATGTGAATTTACACTTGTTGATATGTTTAACGATGTTGTTATTGGTGAAATGACTGTACTAAATAGTAGTGGTTTGAAAGTAGTTACAATGAATAATTTTCATGATTTACCAACCGACATGACAGTTTTACAAATGCGTGGAAAGTCTGATTATAACGTACAAGTATTGGCAGTTGAATTTGATATGATTTGTTGAACTAATTTATTATAAGATATAAATCTTATAATAATGGTCATCCTTATTCATCAGTAAACAACTTTCTAATAGGAAGGAAACGATCACTGTCGAGTATCTTACGCATGATTCCATAAGAAGAGAATATATTATCACCGTAGAGAACCTCCCTAATAACAGATGTCGAGTAACCAGAGATCAATACAGTACCGTAACAACCAACTGAGAATGGAAAATCATCACTAGAATCGTTAACGTTCCAGAAAATAATCTGGGGACGAATATATCCGGAGTTAGCATACATCTTATCAATCATCTCAAAGTTTGTATTATTTAACTGATTAAACTGTATGTCAGATATAATCCAAATACGTTTTGGTATATCAAGACCATATTGTTTAGCACGAGACAACATGAGTTCAAATGTCTCTTTAATACCAGCAGCACCCCAATCAATACTAACAATCTGCCTGTAGTTATCATATATCGAAGCATCCTTATCGAGGATAGTGAATTCGGGATTTGTATTAAAACTGATAACATGATTTTTGAACTTACCAGTAGAGCATCTTGAAACTAGAAGACCAATCGCACATGCAACATCTAGATATATATAATCTGCAGACATCATACTCGCAGATGTATCAACAACAACTATGTCGTTTTTAAACGAACCGTTTTTCTTACACTTATCTTCAATAACATTCCATTTAGAATTACATATATCGTTGGAATAACCTTTCGTACGCATCTCGCGAATAAGTTTGTGAGGAGATAATTGATTACTATTATCATGCTTATTAAAAGTATTTTTCCATTCACTAAAACGTTCAGCGTCGTGTTTATTAAAAGACTTAACAAGTCGTTTCATTGCACCTGAAGGAACATTGTTGTAATTAATTTCATTCCACTCACGATCGCACATGTAGCACTCAACAATATTAAGGTACGAACGAAGAGGGGTTATATACTTCTTACGAAGATCTCGAGTAGATACTTTCATCTCATCAGCAAGTAGTTTATACACCCCTGATACTCTATCTAGTGAGTCACACTCGGTTGGAGCCCACTTCGCAGCAAGTGAACAAGGCTTGCCATTAATCATGGAAATATAATCATCTTGTAGCTTTGTCGAGAATATTTTGACTATCTGATGTTGAAGTGTACGAAGCACAACCATATGCTTCTCACTTGGGATAGTAGACACATAGTTAGAACGAACATGAGCAATATCTGATAGATCAAGAACACCAGGAAAGAACTGGAGTAGATCATCCCAACGCCCATATTCGGGAATAAGATGAGCAACTTTTGAGAAAAAACTAGGTTCATTAATAAATAACCATATCAGACAACGACGTCCAAGCCAACGTTCACCCTTCCCACCACGACAATCGCGAATATAAAAAGCCAATAAAAATGTATCAACTGTACTTTCCTTATTGGACTCAACCATATACTGATACTGACACGGGATATTGAGACCCCGAACCGAATTGAAGAATAGACTAATACGACCACTTGATTTATCTGGTGTAGTTAGTGAATTTGTACTAGAATATGTAAATTTTGAAGACTGAGAATTCATTTCTATTTTGTAAAGAAATGAGTTTTTAGATTTCATTTTTTTAATTGAAATCAGGTAATGTAAATAATTATCTTGGTTGTTCTAGTCTATTTTGTCTACTCCATCTCTGATGTTCGCGAAAATCTTCTTTTAATTCATTGTACCTATCTTTCAAATCCTTATTGACTTCTTCTAATCTCTGAATTTTACCATCTTTCAATAAAATATCCCTTTCCAACTGAGAAATTTTATTCGTATCCTTGTCAGTTAACTCCTTATTAGTTCGTTTCAAAAACCTAATCTCCTTACGAAACGTCTTATTCTCATTTTCCAACTCATCCATCAAATCTCCATCTGGATTATTATTATTTTTCAACTCATCATTTTCATCCTGAAGTATAGTACATTTTTCATCCAATCTATCAATTTCATCCTCTATATCCTGAACTACACTTAATTTTTCTGACATCTGTTCACATTGTTCTAACCACTTGTTTGCTTTTTGCTTAAGATTTTCGTATTTTACTCTGGTAACAGAATTGTTATCATGCCGATTCATTTAACAAATAGACTTAAAATCTTTAAGTAAAAAAATAAATTTAACTGATGATAACTTAAAGAAATACTTAAAATAAAGAAAAATGGATCGTGAACTAGAAGAACAAATTGATTCAATTATTCAAAAAGCTACCAAAGATTTGAAAACACGAATTGTCAGAATTGCTATTAGACACCAGAATAAACTTCTTAAGAATCAGGCAAGAGAATTTAAAACCCCATCGGCTCCTCGTAGATCTACACAACCACCAGTTAGACAAATTACTCAGAAAACTTCAAGGAAGTCTAAAGATAGTAAGTATCACAGTGATAGCGATACTGATGGTTACTATTCAGAGTAAATTAACTAATTGTTTTAAATATTTTTACATTTAAAACTAAATATTACAACCCCATTGCAACACGGATCTTATCAAACTTAGCCGTAGCTTTAACACAAGCATCAGTCATACTTACAAGAGCTTCCTTTGTAGTTGCCAACTCTTTAAATAATCTCGTATATTCAGCATTACACTTTAATTGAATTGAATTTACAATTCTATCATTAGACATAGACAACTCATTAAAAGATATTTTCAGTTGAGTATCAAAATCCAACATCTCATTAACCTCTTCTTTAACCTCTTCTTTAACCTTAACCTCTTCCTTAACCTCTTCTTTAACCTCTTCTTTAACCTTAACCTCTTCTTTAACCTCTTCCTTAACCTCTTCTTTAACCTTAACCTTAACCTCTTCCTTAACCTCTTCCTTAACCTCTTCCTTAACCTCTTCCTTAACCTCTTCCTTAACCTCTTCCTTAACCTTACAAGGTTTATCTACTTTTTTAAGAGGTTCATGTGTGTAATCTCCTTCATCTTCATCTTCATCTTCTTCATCTCCTTCATCTCCTTCATCTCCTTCATCTTCATCTACCAAACTTGTATCATATTTAAATTTCCATTGAGTACATAGGTCGAGAGCATCATCGTCTAGAGGAATTATTTCATTATCTACAAGACGTCCAATGACCAGTTTTTCTTTTGCTGATTTGAAAACAAGTGTTGATTCTGGGTGCCATATCTTGTTTATAGTTTTATTCTTCTTTAGGACAATTTTTCCTCTTGATTGTTTGTTCATGATTTCGTTTATATCATATCAAGATTTCTTTATATTACATTTTTCACACTTATACTTACAGTTATTGTAAATATAAATAATTGAATTTATATTTACATTCTTATTTAATTACAAGAATGTCCACCAATGACGAAAATAAGAATAATGTTCCAGATACTGTCCATTCTAATTGGATTTATCAAACAAATAGATATACTTATCTACAACGAAGTGAATTTAATGAGGTAAATAATAACAATGTTCAAGAAATGATTAATACCATGCACAATCCAGATCTTGTCCAGCCAAATACGTCCCCTAATGGTAATTTGATTTATCATATCTACCGGTCGGGTGAGATCACTGTACAAAAAGGAGGGTGGGCTTATAGACAACGAAGTGAATTTACTGAAGTAAATCGCATTTACGAAGATAACGGTAGAAACCTTCTAAAGTACCCATTAAAGGGTGATCTCGGTCCATATGCTATTGTTACTGAGCAAAATGCTAAGAAGATTCGTAATTCTATGATTAATGAATTTACAAAATAATTGAATAATAAAATTAAATATATAATAAAAATCAGAAATGGTTTTACCACTTGTACTTCAGAATATTATTATTTCATTTATTCCAAGTTCAAATATGCGACTTGTATGTAAAAAATGGAATAGTGAAGTTAGTGGTCTTCATAAAAAATACCTAAATAAGATAGGGGGGTGGTATAAAAAAAAAAATTGTCGGTGACCCATTTAAAACTGTTGTGGATCTGATTCGTTATTATGTGATTCATTATGATAGAGAATATTTCATTAAACTTCCAGAAATTATTGTTCGAAAACTTCATATGAATGTAATGATTTTGGATGTTATAGCACCTATTGAAATCCGTAGACGAAGTAATGTACGAGATTGGATGTTAAGTCTTCCAATTACATTGGAAGACTTATATGATGTAGGTTGGTAGATTATTTATAACTTATTTATATATACAGATGTATATATAAATGGAAGAAAAAACGTATGCGACGACTGAAAAGAAAACGCCGTAAAATGAGAGCAAGAGCCAAGTAATATATTTTATACACCGTTATTTCATCTTCTGGAACGTTTTCCATATGTCAGTGTCTTTATTACCAAGAAGGATATTTTATATTAAAAATTAATCACACCTTTATCTGAGTGAGATTTACAAAATTAAATGAAGGTCTTGTTGTTTTTCCTTCTTTTGAGCAAGTAATACAAACTCTTTTACTGTTAATATACCTTCCAGTTTGTGGATCCCACAATATAAACGACCTTTTTTTCTTCAAAATTATACGAAGCATTTAAATTTATATTCATTTTTAAATATAAATTGGGTGAAATAACATAACAAGTTTTTTTGAAAAAAATTGAACTTACAAAACTGGGAAACCGAGTGCACCACCTGAGATTCTGATGATGTTATTGTTAATAGCGGTAGTAACGAATTCCCACGACTGAGGGAAAGAGATTCCAGAAGTAGAATCACCACCTCCACTAGCAGCTTCGATAGCATCGGGTGATGCTTCGGGTACGATGCTGACATTGGTAAGTTTACCGTAGTTAGTAGATCCCATAGGGTCAAGGCAGATAAAGTCAAGAGAATACGAGTACATGTGGTAACCAGTCTCAAGTGGAATGACAGGGGAATGGTACCAAGGGTTGATAAGACAGAAATAATCAGATCCCATTTGCGAAAGACGATTGGTATTCTCATAAATAAGGGAAGTTTGGAGGACAGGGTCAGAAGACTTAGGAGGTGAGTACTCGACAGTTGAAGCACCTGGAACAGCGGTAGCAGACGTGTAGTTAGCCCATGCACAACGAACGGACATATTACGAGCACCGAAGAAGAATACCTTGATAGCATGTGAAAAACGAATGTCGTAACGAGGAGTAGGATCTGTACCCGGTGAGTAAGTCTGACGAGGAGCAGTTTGAACCTGTTCGATGAGAACATCACGAGGGGCACATGCCATACGCTTACGTTCATCGTTAGACACGATAGCATAGTTAGCCCACACCTGCACGTTAGTTAGGGTTGGGGTACCAACAACATCATCAGAAGTGGCACAACGAGAAAAGGCAGTAGGTCCAGAAATCTTATCAAGTTCGTCAACAATCAAAAGATCAGTCCAGTTACGGAAAGAAAAGTTGATTCTCATATCGTTATAGGGAAGAGCAGCGGTAGGAAGAGCAACACCACTATCACGAGAGAAGAAGAAAGGAAGAGGAAGGTTAAGAGTAAACCCAGGGATTGTTGCACCAGCAGAAGCGGAAGCAGCACCACCTTCAGAAGTGGTGGGTGCATGAGGGTCAGTAAGGTCAGTAAAGTTACCAATCATATTATTGTAACCTTGACGCTTTCCGGCAGGCACTGTAAAGGCAGTCCAGAAATCAAGATGGTAATTATCAAAACGAGCAGCGACCAATCGTTAAACGTAATACAACACTCGCGAATAAGCGAATGCATAAAGTTACGAGTCCATCGAATACGAAGATTAGGGTTAGTACCAAAGTTAGGAGTAATGACAGGAGTAGTTAGACGCAACCAGGTAGCCAAAAGATAATCACCAGCACGAGAAATGCTTACAGACCACTCGGTATCGAAACCGGGATTACCACTTGCACGAGAAAGAACAACTGGGACTTGTGTAAACCAAGTAGCTTTACGAGTCTCACGAACGAAGTAAGCAGTAGCATCAGGGCCACCATACATATATTTTTCAAGCTCATCGAAAGTAGCAAGATCAATAAATCCGGACGTCACATTTGATGTACAAATAGAAGCCATAGTTTTTTATATTACACAACATTAAAATTTTTTTGCGTTTTTTATTACTTAGGTCTATCATTTGTATAATAATACAAATCACCTTAATTAGACTTACAAAACAACTTTTATATGTTTTATAACTAAAAAAACCAATCTAAGATCATATTAATATCGTTTCAGCAATATCAACAACTTATATAAATCAATCTTACCATCTTTATGTAACTATCATCTTTTCTACCTGTATTATATCACCACCCTCATTCTCTATATAGAAAACCTTATTATATTCATTATCAAAACATTCCTATATTCTCTTAATCTTTTTAGACAAAACATGCTGTACCAAATTTATAATATTTCCTACCTTAGCAACTTACTTTAACGTTGATCCCTAACCGCTTTCTTCCAAATCCTCATTACCCTACTCCCTTCGTAACATTTTTCTGGTAATATTTGGAGTATTTCGTTGACAAATTTAAGTTTGTATAGACCGTTTCAAATTACAATTCTGTAATAACATGTTAAATTCAACAAATTGAGTTTCATACGTCAATACAGTATCTATAACGGTCTCTTCTTATGGAACTGGTCATTTTTATACTTAAGTGTTTTTTCCAGTTAGTTGATTAGGTTCCTAAATATTTATTTAACCAGTTGTGTTCCTATATAAGTTCTTATTTTTCTTTCTTTATAAATTTGATTAGTTAGATTCTGCTAGGTACGTGATTATATTGTACATACTGGTTGTTTATATGCATAATATCTGCTAACGTTAGCTGAATATCATAGATTTTCTATATTTACATTACATTTTGTTCTACTGCATATGGTTGTTATTAACTATTTTATTTTTAATTTATCCATAGTTCCCCCTATGAAACTTATTATTCTCCGGATTTACAACTATGATTAAACATATCTTGTATCTCATCTTGACACGAATTTAGAGTTCCTGGTAAATTATCAATAATATCCTCTGTTAAAGGATTTGTCCAAGTCATTTATAATTAATGAATACTTAAAGTTAAACAGTAAAGTATCAATAAAGAATGTCACAGCTAGATATTTTAAGCACGGACGCTGATATTAAACAAACATTTAAAGACGCTGAAGAAAAATTACCACATTATCATGAAAAACTATTAGATCTTAAAAGAACTATAAAAAAAGGAACTTTGTCTACAAGGGTTTATAAAAACCTTAAACTAAATATCACTGATTTAGAAGAAAAAATAAGGATAATTTTATCTGGTCAAAGTATCAATTTTTATATTGCAGAAACAGCGCATTTACTCGAGAGTTATAAAAAAATACTACAAACTCCAGTGAGATTAAGTTTCACTGGTAAATCTACTATTAATGATAAAGAAAAAAATAAGGTGATTTCTGGTTATCTTGAAATTGCTCAAAAATACACACAAATTAAAATAATAACCTCAGAAAAAACAAAAAATGTGATTTGTAACAACTGTCCGAACAAAAAATTATTCGATATAATTGATAACAGTATCTATATATGTATTCAATGCGGCGCACAACAAGAAATACTTTTACATACATCATCATACAAAGATATCGACCGTATTAACATATCAGCAAAATATACATACGATAGAAAAGTACACTTTCGTGACTGTATCAATCAGTATCAAGGTAATCAAAATAGCACAATAGATTCTAAGGTTTATGTTAATCTTATTGACCAATTTGATAAACATCACCTTCTCATTGGAGATAAAAATACCAAAAAAGAAATTAGATGTAAAAACATTAATAAGGAACATATTCATCTTTTTCTTAAGGAACTTGAATACACTAGACATTACGAAAATGTCAATCTCATACATTACCAAATCACAGGGAAGAAACCTGATGATATATCCCATTTAGAAGATAAACTTCTTGATGATTTTGACTTACTTACTGATTTATATGATAGAAAATTCAAAAATAAGCCTGGATTTGAACGTAAAAACTTTATTAATACTCAATATGTTCTATATCAGTTACTTGTAAGATATCATCATCCTTGTAAGAAAGAAGATTTTACTATATTGAAAACAGTTGATAGGAAATCATTCCACGATGACGTTGCTAAAATATGTTTTGAAGAGCTAAACACCCTGGCTCTAACAGCAGGCTGCCTTTTAATTAAGGATAAACAGTGTTACCTGCTAGTCACAATTTTGTGGCGAGATGTCTTATAATGACGGGAAATCCCTTATAGCCTTAACTACGACTTATATCGAGGAAACTCAGTATAATACCCGGGGTAATGACCTAGGGTATCGTAATAACGTTAAGGATTCTTGTTAGTACTAACAAGAGATGGGTAATCCGCGGGTAAAGTACCTAAATCCGCTTTGATAGGATATGGTACTCCCTCAACGACCGCACGGGCATCGGTTAACAATAATTGTCTAATCAACATGAGTTAGCTTAAGATACAGTCTACTCCTTTATGAAAATAAAGGTATTCCACTGAGGATGGAATCTAACACCACTGTTTTAATGTTAAAATAAAATTGATATTTATATATTATATTATAAGTTTATAAGAAGATGTCAGATAACAATAATTCCGGGATAAGAGTTAATATTCATGAACAAGTTTTTTTATATCCCACCAATCAATTCGATGAGATGGTGTTTAGCGGGGTTGATAGACGACTAGATAACCAAAGTATTGGAAATCAAATTAGATCAGCACTTGATAATGTAGAAATGTATGATGTAATGGCTGGATTTTTTGGGAATATGATGGATCTTGTTTATGAAGATAGAATAATGGATGTTGCTATGAGTGAAAGTCTAAGTCATTATAAAACACAAGAAAAGAAACCAAATGTTAAATTGGATATTAAAGAATCTATTGTATCTAATAGTCTTATCAAAGAAAAGTGTTCTATTTGCATTTCATTTTTTAATATAGATGAGAAAATCACCAAACTCGACTGTAAGCATATTCTACATACTAAATGCATTGCAGAATGGGTTAAGTATAAATCTGAGTGTCCAGTATGTAGAAGTCAAATTAAAACAACTGATGAATATTAAATTTTTTATACACCTAGGTATATAAAAAATTAACACTCTCACATTATATTGTATATGAATAAATGTTTGAATCTTTCAAAAAAATATGGAATACTTATGGCTTTGAAATAATACTGGCAGTATGCCTTATTTTTATATGTATATTTGCGTTATCTAGAATAGGAAAGAAAGGATCATGGTCATCATCTTATTCGTATAGTCCTCCTAATAATTCAAATACATCACGTGGTCCTCCCAAAGACAGTAAAGGTGAGATTGAATGTCGTAGAGTAATGAAAACAATATTTAATAAACCATTTAATAAAGATCGTCCAGATTTTCTCCAAAATCCTGTAACTGGTGGGAGATTTAATTTAGAATTAGATTGCTATGAAGCTTCTTTAAGATTGGCTGTTGAATACAATGGTGTACAACATTACAAATTTGTTCCGTATTTTCATAAAAATAAGGAAGCATTCTATAACCAAAAGTATAGAGATAATATGAAACGAATGCTTTGTAGAGATAATCGTGTTAATCTTATAGAGGTTCCTAATACTGTTAAGATTAACAAATTGAAGGATTTATACGCAAACGATTAAAATTGATGGGATACATAAAGTAAATACGTAAGTAATTTACTAATTCTAATATTTTGAAAATAATAATTCTAAGATTTATTCTAAGATTTATTTTATTATTTTCAAAATAATAATTCTAAGATTTATTTTATTATTTTCAAAATAATAATTCTAAGATTTATTATTTTGAAAATAATAATTCTAAGATTTATTTTATTATTTTCAAAATAATAATTCTAAGATTTATTTTATTATTTTCAAAATAATAATTCTAAGATTTATTTTATTAT